ATGTTGATTTTTGGATAGAAATTCAAAAGCCGGATGAAACTATTGAAAGATGGATTGTTGAGGTAAAACCAAAAAGTAAACTTATAAAGCCCACCCCAGTCCCGCCGGATGCTCCTTTAAAAGATCAAAAAAGATTCAATAGATTAGCTAAAGAATATATGCTTAATGAAGCTAAATTTGAAGCTATGAAAGCTTGGGCAGATCGAAATGGATCCAAATTCTATATTTTTACTGAAGATCAATTAAAAAGATTAGGAATTATAGGGGGAAGATTCGATCTTCAAATAGATAATAAAAGAAACTTTGATAAATGAACGAGCCCATTGATGAATATAAATATTTAAGTAATCTTGATAATGTTTGGGAAGTTGCATATTTTACTCTTTTTGAGAAATATATGAAATATAAACTTCGCGGGCAAGAGAAGGTTATTCAGATAGACGATACAGATCAAGAGAGTATAATTTTAGAAAAAAATGGAGGATTTCCAATTCCAGGAATTATTTATACATTTCTTTATAAAGGACCCAATGCAGAGATTCGAATCCCTCCTAAAACAGTTAAGGAGTATACAGATTTAGTTCCTTTAATGTTTTGCATGAATATTGACAGAGAATCTTTTTCAGGAATCAATATGAATCTTTTGCCGCCAAATGCCAGATTACAGTTTCTACAATCTTTTTACATAACATTTGAAGATTTTCTAAAAAGAGAAGTAGATGTTTTGTCTCAGAATGACAAGTTAGCTTTAAATGATAGATTCATAGCTTATATGAAAGCTGGGAAGAGTCAAGAAATGCTTAAATTATTCAATCGTCAAAATGGAGCTAATTTTAATTTTGCATACAGAAAATATTTGATCAAAAAAGTTGATAATCTTCGTATGGTAGAATACCCTGAATGGAAATATATTCCTTTTTATGAGCCAAAGGATGTTTTTCGAAAACTATCCCAAAATGAGATCTATAAATTATACGGGCGATCGAAATAGGATATATAAATAAAAGAAAATAAGATATGGCGGGATTCACGCTTAAAAGGATGGACCAAACCAATATGGGTTGGGTCAAAAACATCCAGAGAAATATACGATATCTTGGCTCACTTGGAATGAAGTGGGAGGACAAGCTTATTAAGCAATCTAAATCCATAGGTATTGCTGAAGCCCAGTTAGATTCAATGTATGGCCTTTATTATCAAGGTAATTACATGGGAACCGACTATGGTCAAAAAGAATTTATTGCTTTTTATGATAAAGAATATCCTACTCGTAGAGATTTCTTGCGTAAATTTGCAATGAATGGAGAGATTGAACATGTGCTTGAAGTTATTGCTGATGAATCAATCATTTATGATACTAATAATTATTTTGCATACCCAAATACTCAAAATTTAAAAGCTGTTCTAAAGAAAGAAAAAGCTAAAGAAATTGTTGATGATCTTAATGAATCATTTAAAAAAGTTTATTACGCTTGTAAATTTAATCAAGGCCACGATGCTTGGCATTATTACAAGAAATTTCTTATTGATGGATTCTTAGCATTTGAAATTATTTATGATGGTGAAGGTGATAAAGATGCTAAAAATATTATAGGATTAAAAGAATTAGATCCTGTTTCTTTAGAACCTGAAATAAGAATTGATGAAAAAGACGGATCTGAATATCGAGTTTGGATTCAATATAGAGGGGATACTCAAAAACAAAGAGAACTTTTAGATTCCAACCTTGTTTATATGTCATGGGCACGTGGAAACTTTATTTCACGTTTATCCTATGTTGAGAGATTAGTTCGTTCATTCAATATGTTAAGAACTCTTGAGAACTCAAGAATCATCTGGAACGTATGGAATGCTCAGATGAGAGTAAAAATCTTAGTTCCTATTGGATCTCAATCAGAAGCAAAAGCTAGGACAAGACTTTCCGAATTACGTGGTATGTATAAGGAAGAATTGAATATTGATGATCAATCAGGAGAGGTAACATATAATGGATCTCCTCAATTTAATTTTGCAAAAACATTTATCATTCCTACAAAGAATGGTGAACAAACTGAAATTGGAGGATTCCAACCTGAAGGATATGATCTTTCTAATGTAGATTCTCTTAAATATTTCTGGCTTAGATTTGTTATTGAAACAAAAGTTCCACAAAGTAGGTTCTCAAGCCAGCTAACTGGAGAAGCAAGTAGTAATCCATGGAGTTCTGGATCAGAAGGAGCAGACCGTGATGAAATCCGTTTTTCTTATTTTATTAATAGAGTAAGAGCTATATTCCAGGAAATTCTATTAAAACCATTATGGCTTCAGTTTGTTATTAAGCATCCTGAATTTGAAAAAGACCAATCTCTACGAGCAGCAATAGGATTAAATTTTAATGAAGAAAACCTATTTAAGCTTATCAAAGAAAGAGATATGGCTGAAAAGGGAGCAAACACAGTTTCTTCCTTAATGGGTATAATGGAGCCTACTGTTAATCCGGATGGAACTCCAGGAGAAACTCCATTCTTTGATGCTAAATTCCTTGTTCAGAAATATATGGAATTCACAGATCAGGATGAAAAGCTTAATGCTAAATATAAAGCTGAAAGAGCTGAAGAAATTAAGAAACTTGCAAAAGCTTACGCTAGAATAAATGCAGCTACAGGTGTAGGGCAAGAAGGCGGAGGAGAATTTGGAGAAGGTCTTGGTGGCGGAGGATTTGAAGCAGGCGGAGGATTCGGAGGAGGTGAAGCTGGAGGATTCGGTGGAGAAGAATTAGGTGGGGGCGAAGAATTAGGAGGAGCTCCAGAGGAAGGAGCACCACCGGAAGAAGGAGAAATTGAATTATAAATAAAATAAATTAATCTATTATGAAAACATTATTGAAAGTATTTAAAAGTGCTTGGTGGGATTTAGTTCCAGCTGCTGCATTTATTGTAATTGCAGGCGCAGAAGGAAAAGCTTATTGGCTAGGTGGTGTTATGGCTATTGTATGGCTATTTTCTATGGCTGTTCGTCATTTAGTAAAATAAATGATTATTAATGAAGGCTCTTTTGGTCAATGAAACTTTAAATTTCAATAGAGATATTAAAAGTCCGTATGCAAAAATCGGATTAGGAGTATCTTTTGAAAATTTAAAACCAGGAGCTATTCTAAAACCTAAGAAAATTATTTATATTGGGCCAAGAACTAATTTCATTTCGGGGGAATATGGGAAGAAAATATGGGAAGAATCTTATGCCGTAGTTATAGATTCAGAAAAAACTCCTCTAGGAAATTTAAAAGTTTGGTATTATCAAGCTTGGGATTTAAAACAAGCAGAAACTGTAAGAGAAGATATCGAACTTTATAACAGAGATAATTCCATGACAGGAAGCTTAAAACAATTTGAAAATAGATTTGAAATAGTAAAAAATTAACGATAAGTTAACTTTTTTCATTTTTATTTTGGCTATAAATATATTATATTAAGACATTGAGTTCGTTCTTTCAAAGGAACTAGTTATGAGGACCAGCTGTTTGGACCGGGGTTCGACTCCCCGCACCTCCACAATCCATTAGGGATTATCGTAAACTAGTATGTATGGGGAGTTTAGACCAACTTATTTTCAACCATACAAACTGGGGGTGACCTGGCTTTTGACAGCAGCAGAGGGAGTAATAATGATACTCAATAAACGCAATAAACGGCGTACAAACACAAGAATTTGCTATGGCTGCGTAAAACGCACTCAAAGCAACGAAACTGGAGTCCTGCGAAAATGGAAGCCACTAAGCTTCAACGAAAGTTGGGGCTTTTTTATTGTGATATATAGAAAAAGAAGTTGGTAAATGGATTTTAAAAGAAATCAGGATCCCCAAAAATGGTTGGGATTAGGCTATAAAGGAAAGATGAATACTTCATCCTGGAAAATCTTAGAATTTATAAGAAGCAAAGGAAAAGAAGGGGCATCTTTAACTGAAATACAGAAATTCATATTTGTTGATTTAAATGGCAATTCTGAAGAAGATTTTTGGAAGCCATCAAGAGAACCCCATGAAAGGAGCCGCTGGAATGATCCTTCTGAAAAATTAAGAGCTACAAGGGGTTATTGGGCTACAGCTTTATATGGGGGACGTACATATAAAGGAAATCACTATCCAGGGCTTTTAAATAAATACTGTAAGAAGAATCCTATAACAAAGAAATGGGTATTAGAAAGAATGCCTGAACCCGGAGAAACTATTTATGAAGAGAAATCAAATAAATTTGTCTCAGAAACATTAAATGAATTTTTAAATAATAGATATATAAAATAAAATACCATTAATATGAAAGCTGGAACCTTTAACATAAATGATTATTTAGGCAAACTTTACGAAAATTCTGATGGAAATCTTCCAGCAGGTGATAAAGAAGGACTAATAATTCCTGAAGAAAACAAGAAGTCTTATTCCTGGCTAAAAAAAGAATATGACAAAGCTAAAGTAGAGGTAAAAGTCGAAATTAACATGGGAGGCAGCAAATTTACTCCAGGTTATGAGCTTCAGACTGATCTTAAGTCTGTTAAAGATTTTAAACCTGGAATGTATGGAGATGTCAAAACTTCTGATACTCCTGGTAGTAAAAAAGAGGTTAAGGATTCCGCTCCAACTCAAGCTGAAACAGAAGGAAAAAAACCAGCTGTAGAAAAGAAAGCAGAAGCTTCTACTGGTGATAAAACTCAAAAATCTAGTATATCAGCAAAAGTAAAGACAGCTGAAGATGAAGAAGAGGGGAACAAAAAAGAGAAAAAGGACAAGAAGGAAAAAGAAGATGATCAGTCATAATTCATTAGAACAAAGATTAAATGCGGTTAAATTAGGAAAGCCTATACCTCCGCCCCCTTTACTAGAGGATTCACCGATTGAGAAATTCAATCAAGATCTTCATAAACATCTAGAAAACAAAAAAGCCATTTCCATTAAACAATTTTTTATTTCCGAAGGATATAAAGTATTCAATGTTATATCTGCTTCCATTTTATATGGTTTTGGAATAAAGGCTCTGTTTTCAACTGATTGGGGGTTCATGGGAATTCTTGGTGTTGGATTTCTATTAAATCATACTTTAACAATTCTATTAAAACTTTTCAAGAAATAAATTCTATAAATCTAAATCTCTAATAGAATATCTATGCTCAATAAATTGATTGTGCTTGAGGGAACCGATGGCGCT